AGAGCCAGGGCTCCGCACCAGCCAATCGCTGGTCGCCAGCCAGCAACAAATATGCTGCGATGGCTGGCTTCCTTTGCATTAACATCTAATTGTTTTTCTGCAAGCTTTTGTTGTAAGCGTTGCATTAATATTTTTTTATCTAATTTCTCTTCTTCTGATGTATGAAGTTCGTCGACAACTTTTGAAATGGTTGCTAAGGCTCCGCCTTTTCCACCACCAAGTAAGCCACCGAGTAGATTAAGCACTATGCTGCTCCGCCTGTCATCCAGCTAATTACCCAGATAACAATGATCGCTACAATAGCGGCCTTAATCCAGTCCTTCATTTTCCATTCTGACCACTCTTTAATATGTGACCATAAATCTTTTAGTAAGTTCATAGAACCTCCTTTGTTAAAGTGGGGATTATACTATTTTACGCCTTTGAATGCTACTTTTTTAATCTGCATTCTGCTTGTTTGCCCTTGAGGTCCTGTTCCTTTGTTGTTTTTTACTACAAAAGGAGAGTAAACTTTCTCTGCTGTTGAAGCAATTTTAGTATTAGGAAAAGGGTTTTTTTGAGGAACTTTAGTCATTTTTGCGTTTTTAAACTTCATCTTCTTGCCTTTCCATAGCCACGTTGAGCCAGTCTACCTGCTAAACCACCTACTTTCATGCCCATTTTTTTTAAACCATTTATTTGACCACCATTAGCTTTTTTAACAACGCCACGGCCCATAAGAATATCTTTTTTTGTAACTTTACCATCGCCTGATAGATCGGGAAATCCACCTGCTTTTAATTTGCTTATTGAACCGCCTTTAGCTTTACCTAAATTTTTATTCATTTTAGCTAACGCTCTTTCCACGTCATCTATATTTATTCTTCCTGAAGGTTTTGCAGCTTTAGCCTCGTTAAAAGCCATTTTTACCTTTGATGCGCTCACATCATCCATTATTCTAATTGCATCGTCTACAGTAAATCTTCCACCCATTTTTGGATTTTTACCTATTTCTTCTTTTAATTTTTCTTTGCCCATAATAATTAATGTATAGTTGGTTTTATAAGATTTAGCAAGTCTCTTCCATTGTGATTCATAATTTTATCATATTCTTGTTCGGTAAGATTGTTATGGTACAGCATTTTAGCTACACCCATCATTGCACCCGCTAAAAGTATCTGTTCTTCTTGACTTGTTACTGCTGTGTCAGAAAAATTCATCAATTCGTTGAAATATTCCTGTAATTTATCTGTTGCGCTTAACATTATTATCATTTTGTTTAGATAAATTAACATTTGCACGTAATTGTGCAATATCTTCTTGTGAATCTATTCTATCTTGCGCTATTTTTGCTGTTTGACGTAATTTTTCTTCATCAATACCTATTTTAGCTTCATCAACCATAGCTTTTCTTTGTATATCTTGTGCTCTAAGGTCAATTTCTTGTTGTTTTAGCCCTACAAGTGGATCTTGATTCATTTCTTGTACCGCTTCAGCCTCTTCTTGAACCATTGCATCTGTCATTTCTGCTATTTTTTCTGCAACTTGACTTTCCATACGTTCTTGAATCTGTAATTGTAGCTCTTCTGGTATTTGACCGCCGTACTGAGCTGTTATTTGATCTATTTCAGGTTTAGATTCTTCTTCAACTTCTTCTCTTGCCTGTATACTGACATGTTCCATGATATGTGATTGTAAAATAGCCATAACTTGAGGGTTACTTTTTACTAAAAACGATGACATTAATGCTCTGTGAGCATCAAGATGAGCATTATGGTTTTGTCCTCTAAATGCTACAAGAGGTTGTCCAGTTACAGCACCTGAATTCTCTGTGCCAGGATCCATTGGTTGAGGTTGTGAAGGAACGGGAAGTAAAACATCAATATCTTTTACACCAAGTGCTTGATACATTCTTCTATATGCTTCATACATATTATGTGAAGCAGGGTCAGCTTGCGCTAATTGTAATTGTGTTTGTGCCAACGTAACACGTTGTGCCATAGAAAAGATGTTTGGATCAGATACAGGAATAATATCAATATCTTTTGAAAAGTCAGATTGTTTTAAACCTTGTATTTGATCAGTGCCAACTTCGTATGGATACTGCGGGTCTAAAGATTCTGAAAAAATCTTAGCTAATAATTTAAATTCTATTTTTTGTGCGTAGTGTAATCTTTTATGAATAGCACTCATGACTCGCGCACCACGTTCCATCAACGCCATTGTTGTTCCAACAGGTGCTCCCGCTTGAGCTGCGTCTCCTACTTTTTGATCAGCAACAGCGGCAAATCTAGATCCTGCCTCTACACAAAAACCTAGTAGTTGAAATAATGTACCACTTGGTTCTTTGTAAGGTAGAGGAACTAATCCTTCTCGTAAACTTCCGCCAGGTGCATCTACATCTCTAAACTCTCCTGGTTGTAAAGGAGTATCATCATCTGCAACTCTAAGTCCTCTAGCTTTGAAACCAGCAGGTAAATTAGATAATGTTCCTGCATCTAATAATTGTCTAAGTGCAGCAGTTGCTGTTCTTGATAAACCACCAAGCATGTGAATAAGACCAAAGCCATAAAAACTAAAACCAGGTAAAAATTTATAGTGAACAAAATACTGACGTTTTTTCTGTCTACCATCTTGTTCATCATAGTTTCTATAGATAGATAAAATGTTTGATGAGCCTTCATCAATTGTTACAATGTAAGGAACTTTAATTCCATCTTCACTGTCAATACCTTCAATATTTAAGTCTACATGCATCTCTAATAATTGATAGTCTTCGTCATGATAACTTTTTTTAATACCAGATAGGGTTGCTTCTTTTTCTTGCAGTGCTGTTTCATTATCAATAACAGATAAATTTACATCTCTATACATTCCAGCTACTTGCATTTTTGTTATATCATTTTTTGTTCTTCTAATAACGTGTGTTACTCTTTCACAAGAAGGAAAGTCTGTTGTTTGATAAGGTACATACAAATCATCACTCGGTACAAATTTAGATACAGCTCTTCCTAGTCCATCATCATAATAAACTTTTTTAAAAGCAGATCCTGATAGTGGTAGATAAAATAATAGTGAATCCATATCGGGATCGTATTCTTCCATCTCATACGTAATCTGATAGTTCATAAAATCTTTGATACGTTGAGCTTGTTCTTCTTTTTGTGTTGAAGTGTTTCCTAAAATCTGTGTGTTTACAGGGCCGCCACTTGGTAATAATTCTTTATAAGCTTGTGCTTGAAATTGTGTAATGGCTTCGGACAACATAGGATGTGTCACGGAACTCGCACCTTGAAAAGGTTGAGATCTTTCTGTGTATTTAAATCCAAGAAGATCTAATCCTTTTTTATATGTTTCTTCCCAGTCTGTTCTTGATGCTTTGTCATCTTCAAATGCTTGACGTAACTCACTAGATATAAGGCTAAGAGTATCTTCATCTAAAACTTCTGCAATGTTCATGTCAAAAGAAGAAGTAATAACTTGTTCTTGCTCACCAATAATAGCAGAACCATCTTCCATCATTGTAACGTTGTCATCACTCATAGATTCTTCAATCTGCATTTCTGTTAGTTGCTCGATCGCTTCCTCTTGAGCTGGTATAAATCCTAAAGGTTTGTCAATTGCCATTATGCTGCCTCAAATATATCAATTATTTCGGGAGTATACACCATCCCTCCTTTTTTTCTATGAGTTTTATGTGGTAGTAGCATCTCTGGTGTAATTTTAACAGCGTAAACTTTTCCCATGCCCTCTACTTCTATTATTTTAAACTCAGAATTATTTTCTTTTGCTGCTCTTTTTAAAGCTTTTTCTAACACAGAAGTATAGTGTTTACCTTTAGGATCAACACTTTCAGGTCCTCCATAAAATTCTTCTACACCGATTCCTTTTAATTGTTCCCCTGCTTCTTTTGCAGCCTTTCTATCTTCGATAGGTGTATCTGTTCCGCCTTTATTTAAACCCATACTTTCATAACGTTTTTTAATAAATTTTGCAGGAGATATAGCATACCACTGTGCAGCATCAGGTATCTTATCTGGCCCGTATAATAAATTAGCAGCGTTAGCTAAATCACTTTTGATAACTAATTCCCCCCATTCTGTTCTGTTTTTAAAAGGAACATTAGGAAAAAGTTTTTTTATAGAATCTTCTGATAGCTGTGTTTCTAAGGTACTTAATAATTCCGTTTCTTTTTTGTAAGCAGCTCTTACTCTATTGCGTAAATCATCAGTAGCGTTTGGACCCGCTTCAGCTAGTTCTTCAAAAACATTTTTTGTTTTTGCAAACTCATCAATAAACTGTTGCATGTCCTCATCTGTTTTAAACAAAGGCCTAAACACATTTTTATTTTTTAAATAAAATTCTGCAACAGCAGGATCTATATCTCTGAGGGGGCTACTGTAATCAGCTTGAGCTATTGCCA